TAATTTGGTATCAGCCGCAGAAAATGCAGTAAGTGCAGTTAGAGCAACACTACCAGCAAGTGCGTCAACTGGACTAAGTGGATTACCCGGAGCACAAAGTGCAGTATCAAATATAATAGATAACGCTAAAGGTGCAGTAAATCTAATACCTGGAGCAGGAAATATCACTGGAGCAATATCACAAGTTACTTCTTCTATTAGCACAGGTAGTTTAACTGGTGGTGCAAGCACTTTAATAAACAAACTAAAACTTCCCGGTGCATCATTACAAGCATTAGCAAGTGTTGGACTAAGCCCTGCATTGGCAGCAAAACTTAATTCTTCAATAGCGTCATTGAGTTCAGGTGGTGCAGTACCAATAACATTACCTACTGTAGGTGCCAATACAGATGCTACACGCACAGCCTTATCAACACAGCTAGCTAGTGTGTTTGGTAGCAATAAGATTCAAGTACCTAATTATAGTGGTAATCCTGCAACAACAGGGGAAACTGCAGGCACTGCGGCAGTAAATACATTACAGGAAAAATTAAAACAACTTAATGATATAACGGCTGAAATTGATGCACAACGAGAGGTAGTATCCACTGCAACATTGGCTCTACGCAAAGCTACAGAAGATTTGCCAGCCGGTGATCCGGGAATTGAAAGTGCAAAGCAAGAATATATTGCACAACGAGTAAAAATGTTAGCATTATTAAAGAAATCGACTGAATTGGCTTCCGATGCTAATAAACTTATCTAAATACAGTATAGGATAAAATATGCCAACATATATAGGATTCTCGACAATTGGGGCTAATGAGCCAAAAACAACTAACGCTAGTACAGGCATTGACGGGGGTACGGGCGGGGTACTACAGCCAACTATCCCGGGTAAAAAGTATCGTTTAGTAGATGAAGCATTAGTAGTCAGAGACTTTATCAATGCGCTAAACATTCAGCAAGGACAAAAAGTTGGTAATCCTGGATATGGTTCTATTATTTGGAGCTTTATTTTTGAACCAAATGATGCTCAAACTCAATTTAGACTTGAAAATGAAATTCGCAGGATTGCTAATGGTGATCCTAGATTGATTATCAATACAGTAAAGAGTTATCCCCAAGAAAATGGCATACTGCTTGAAGTGGAATTAGCTATTGCACCTTTCAATAATGCTGAAATATTAAACGTTTTCTTTAATAACTTAACCAACACAGCTACCTTACAATAACAAAACCGTGGTTTTCCATTAAGATAAATACTTAAAAGAGAATAACTATGGCAACATCATCCCGACAATCAGCAATATTTGGTGTTCAGAATTGGCAACAAATCTACCAAACCTTTCGTGAAGCCGATTTTAAAAGCTACGATTATGAAACCCTACGTAAGAGCTTTATAGATTATTTGCGAGTATACTATCCTGAAACCTTCAATGATTACATTGAATCCAGTGAATTTATTGCATTGTTAGACGTTATTGCTTTTATGGGACAAGGTCTTGCGTTCCGTAATGACTTAAACACACGTGAGAACTTTATTGATACGGCTGAACGTAGAGACAGTGTTATCAAATTAGCTAACTTGGTTAGCTACAATCCAAAAAGAAACATAGCAGGTCAAGGATATCTTAAAGTTACTAGTATTAGTACGACTGAAAATATCACAGACATTAATGGTATCAATTTAAGTAACCAAACAATTCTTTGGAATGACCCTGCAAATTCTAATTTTTTAGAACAGTTTAACACAATTATCAATAGCACATTAATCAACAGTCAACGTGTTGGTCGCCCTGGAAATAGCCAAGATTTATTAGGTGTAAAGACAGACGAATACAGCATTAACATTCCCCCTGCCAGTTTGCCTATCGTACCATTTACTAGTACAGTAGATACAATTAATATGAATTTTGAATTAGTTAGTGCAACTAGCTTAGATGAAGATTATGTGTATGAGATTCCACCAGCACCTAGTGGCAAAATGAATATGATGTACCGTAACGATAGATTAGGTTACGGTAGCCCAAATACAGGTTTCTTCTTTTATTTTAAACAAGGAACATTACAAAGTTATGATTTTAATTTAGAACAACAAATTAGTAATCAAGTAGTGGATATTGATATTCAAGGTATCAATAACACAGACACTTGGTTGTATCAACTAAATGCTAGCAATGGTGGTAGAACACTTTGGAGATTAGTAGACAGCGTATATGCAAATGCATCACTACAAACTGAAACTAGTTATAAGAAAGTGTTTTCAGTTGTATCACGATTCAACGACCAAGTTAGTTACACTTTCGGTGATGGAGTATTTTCCGAAGCACCAGTTGGAACATTTAGAGCATATGTTCGTGCAGGTAATGCATTGACATATACTATTGACCAAACTGAAATGCAAGGAATACAGGTAACAATACAGTATATTAGCAGAGCAGGACGAACAGAAGCACTCACTATAGGATTAGCACTACAAACACCAAGTTCAACAGCGCAAGCCAGAGAATCATTAGCAAACATTAAACTACGTGCCCCTGCTCGATATTATACACAGAACAGAATGGTTAATGGTGAAGATTATACAAATTTCCCATATACATTATACAGTTCAATTATTAAAAGCGCCGCTATTAATCGTAGTTCTATTGGGGTTTCTAAAAACTTAGACCTACTTGATCCTACAGGAAAATACTCCAGCACGAATTCATTTGCAAGTGACGGTGGTCTATACCAAAATAGTGATAACGGTAATTTGTTATTGACTATTACCAACACCGGCGATATCATTAAATTCTTAACAGACAATTTAGCGTTAGCATTGGCTGATAATAGAGCAAAACAATATTACCTACAAAACTATCCAAGATATGATATTGATACAGCTTCAGGCGATGGCACAGTATATTGGAACACAAGTACAGTAGATGCTAACAGTATTACTGGTTACTTCTATAATATTAATGGCTCAGCCAATACACCTATTGCGACTGGAACATACAACACGCATAATATGAAGTATGTTACTAAGAGTGCATTAATTAAAGTTACTGCACCAAACGGCGCATATTTTGATGAGAACAATCGATTAGTATATGGTATTGCAAGTGCAAGCGATACATTATTCTATTGGACTACTGTATTAAGTGTTATTGGTGATGGTTATAATAACGGTGAAGGTAATTTCAGCAACGGCTCAGGTCCAGTTACACTAAATGGATATATTCCCACTGGAGCAATTATCACACAGGTTATACCATCATTTGGTAATACACTTCCTACAGCAGTTATCAATGAATGTGTTATCAGAATGGAATTGAATCAAAGTTTCAGTTTATTATTCAACAACTCATTATTGATTACCCAAGATAGATGGAGCATCGATGCATACAATGCTACTGGGTGGTTTGTAAACTTTAATAGTGTAGGTAACAACAGATATCAAATTGCGTATAGATCGTTGCGTTATTATTTTGGTAGTGTTGCTGATACACGTTTTTGGTATGAGAGTGGTAAATTAGTATATGATCCATTTACTGGTAAAATATTAGCCGACTTCGTTAAAGTATTACCTTCAAACACACAACCAAATAGTAATGCACCATTATCAAGACCAGTACTAATGAATGTAATTGGTCAAACTGTGGAGAGTGATGGTTACGTAAATGATTTTGAAGTTGAAGTTGCAAGTATAGATATAAACAACAATGAAATTGTTGTTGACCCTGACTTCTTTCAAACAGTTACTGGTTATGTAACTGGTTCTAGTAACACAGGTATATACACATTCTTTGAATTAATTGAAGATGCTGTTAATTTGTCACGCTATCAATTAATTGCTACAAGTGATATAATATATCAATATCCAACATTGACCAATATTGAAGTAATTAAATATGAATATCCGTTAGGACAAGTATTTTATGCGTTCAGTGAAAATATATTTTACACCACTGTTCAAGATACCAGTGTAACAACTCCTTTTTATATAGTAGTTGAACAACCTCAGTATAGTATGCAACCTGGTAGACAAGCAATATTATATCAGTATAGACATAACAGTAACAACACAACACGTATTGATCCTGCAACTACAAACATTATTGATTTATATTTGGTAACACAGGCTTATTATACTGCTTACACAAATTGGATACAAGATACTACTGGTACTGTAACTAAACCGGATGTTCCTACAATTAATGAATTGCAACAAGCATATGGTAATTTAGATGAATATAAAATGTTAACAGATAGTATTATACCAAACAGTGTACGTTTTCTTCCTTTGTTTGGAACAAAAGCACCAGCACAATTGCAAGGCACAGTTAAAGTAATTAAATCACCTTCAACAAATGCGAGTGACAGTGAAATACGTAGTGCAGTGTTATCTGCAATGAATAGCTATTTCAATATTAATAACTGGAGCTTTGGAGATACATTCTATTTCAGTGAATTGAGTGCATATTTACACGCACAGTTAGGTAATATTGTAAGTTCAGTTGTTCTTGTACCAAATGACCCAACAATGAGCTTTGGTGATTTGTACGAAATCAAATCAGCACCTTATGAGATTTTTGTTAATGGTGCAACTGCGAGTGATGTAGTAGTGATTGCGGCTTTAACTCCAGTGCAATTACAAATAAGATAAGTATATAACAACCAGAGAGTTATAATGGCAGCACGAATTAGAACATTAAATTTTTTACCAGAGATATTTCAGACACCTACTAATAGTCAATTTTTAGGTGCAACACTGGATCAAATCGTTGAACAACCCAATACGATGCGAATCGAGGGGTATATTGGTAGTAAATTTGGTTATGGCATTAATGCAAAAGATAATTATGTAGTCGAACCTACCAAAGTTCGTAGAGACTATCAGTTAGATCCGGGCGTTGTATTCACAAAAACAAATACAAATACGGCAAAAGATTTTATCAGCTATCCTGGTATCATAGATGCACTAAAATTAGAAGGTGCATTAACAGATAACAATGATAGATTGTTTAACAGTGAATTTTATTCTTGGGATAGTTTTACTAACCTAGATAAAATAATTAACTTTAACCAATACTATTGGTTGCCAACAGGTGCACCATCTGTTAATATTTCTACAGATATTGTTTACACTGCCACAGACTATACTGTTAGAAGTTTACCTAATGGTTATAATATATCAAGTGACGTTAATCCTGGAGGCACAACTAATCCTACATTAACATTGATTCGTGGCGGTACATACACATTTACTGTAAATCAGCCTACTGAATTTTGGATTCAAGGTAAGCCGGGTATTACTGGATACGATCCGCAACAACTTAATTTGCAAACACGTGATGTATTGGGTGTTGAAAATAACGGTTCAAATGCCGGCGTCGTTATATTTACAGTACCATTTAAAGATGCACAAGATGAGTATAACTTTCCGGGTAACAATTTAGTAGATGTTGTGTCCACTACACCGTTCGACCAAATTAATGGTCAATTATTAAGTGAGGTCGGCAACATTGATGGCGTAACAGGACTTGAAGGTCTTACTGTTATGTTTTACAATACCGGAGTTGTAAATGAACAGGGATTTGTTTCTAAGTTTTACGATACAACACTGTATGATGAAGATGGCGGATTACCGGGATACACTCCTCCCGGAACTAGTGCTGATTTTAATAATTTTGAAGGTGGTTTTTACACAGATGCATCTGCCACATTCTACACAATAACTTATGTAGGTGATCCATCTGATCCTGTATTAAGATTAGTTCCTGCAAGCAGTATTCCAACAAACGAAAAAATTACTGCAAACTATGGCACAGAATGGAAAGCACGAAACTTTTTCCGCAACACAAGTGGATCTATTAATCTTGTTCCTTATCTAAGTGCTATATTAGATACATTGTATTACCAAGATGGTACAAGTGCTAACAAAGTTGGTATCATTAGATTAATTGAAAGCAACTCAACTAATCAAATAGATATTACTGAAATATTAGGTCAACAACAATACACAAGTCCTAATGGCGTAGTGTTTACTAATGGTCTTAAAGTAAGTTTCAGTGGTGATATTTTTCCTACAAGCTATAAAGATGGTGAATATTATGTAGAAGGTGTTGGTACAGCAATTGAATTATTAAACGTAGCAGACCTTATTACACCAGAACCTTTTACTGAAGGTGCATACACTCCTTTCGATTCATTACCATATGATATTGGTAATTATGACACTACACTTTACATTCCTGTATATCAAGACTATATTACGATTGCAAGAAATAGCATTGATAAAAATGCTTGGTCAAGAAGTAATCGTTGGTTCCACATTGATGTTATCAATGCAACTGCCACATACAATAATAACCCTAGTATTGCAACAATATATGCAACACAAGAAAACAAGGCAAAACGCCCAATCATTGAATTTTACCCTAACTTAAGGTTATTTAATAATGGTGTAATTGGTACAGACCCAATTGACTTCTTTGATGATAGAACAACTGATGCATTCACACTTGTAGCCGGTCAAGAAAATTATTGGCCAGACGTTGAAGTATATACTGCTTACACTGCAACTATTGCAGGTGTTACTGGAACAAGTACGACAATTACTATTGCCGCATCAGATGTTACCGGTACGTTTCAGGTTGGACAATATATAAGTGATACTACAAATGTTCTACCTAGAAATACTCAAATTACTACTATTACTGGTACAACCACACTAACGCTTACGGTTGCTTGGGACGATTCTACAACCATTCCTGCCACAGTAAATTCATCATTGGTAGCAAATGATATATCAAACGATAATTATGCATTGTATGATGGTGCAAGAATTGTATTTTCTGTTGATACAAATGAAAATGTTAGAAACAAAATATATGTTGTAAGATTTTCTGATATACAAGGTACAGGTACACAGGTAATCACTCTTACCGAAGCAGAAAATGGATTAGTATTGCCATTAGAATGTACGTTTGCATTTAAGGGATTTAATAATGAAGGTAAAGATTTTTACTTTGATGGTATTGAATGGTTAATCGCACAACAAAAAACAACAGTTAATCAAGCACCATACTTTGATATATTCGACAATGATGGCATTAGCTTCGGCAACACTGATGTATATGTAGGCACATCATTTGCCGGCAATAAATTATTCAGCTATGGCATTGGTTCTGGAATTAAAGATATTGTATTAGGATTCCCACTACGTTACAGCGCAGTTAATAACGTAGGTGATATCAGTTTTGATGTACCATTAAACAGTGAAACATTTAATTATGTAAGTGGTACTAATCCAATTACACAAAAAGTTAATACAGGATATGTATATAATTACACATCTGGAACAACCGTTGTTAGACAATTAGGATGGCAAACTGCTGTTGCAGAAAGTCGTCAATATCAAATTTTTAGTTTCGACTACACGGGCGGTAGTGGTGTAAGTACTTTCACTTGTGATATTGCGGCTGAAACAAATACAATATGGCCTAATATTCAAGTTTATGTTAATAACGTATTACAAGATAAATCAACTTATACTTTTACTATTACAGACAATTCTACAATTGTAAATTTTAGTGTACCTGATCCACTGATTGATACTGTGATTGAAATTACATTATTAAGTGACCAAGTAAGCTCAACAGCATACTATCAAATACCTATTAATTTACAAAACAATCCGTTTAACAATGATGTATCTGTGGTTAACGTGGGTGATATTCGCGGTCAATACCAAAGTATTTTCTACAACAACCCAAATACAACTGGTGTCGTATTTGGATCAAATAACTATCGTGACTTAGGCAATCTTGTACCGTGGGGAAATAAGATTATTCAAAATAGTGCAAGTTTAGCATTGCCAGGGTCATTATTAAGAACACAAAATAATAATCTTATAAACTCATTGCAGTATAATAGTCAGCAGTATATTACTTTTAGGTCATTGTTAGTTTACACAATAGATAGAACTGAATATAACATATATCAGACTCCTGCAACTATTTTAGATGATGCACTAGACCAAATTACTCAAAACAAAACAGAGTCAGAACCTTTCTTCTGGAGTGATATGTTGCCAAGTAAAGCGGCATATGTTACTAACACCTATACTTTTGCTAATTCACTAGATACAAGTATATATCCGTTAACAAGAATTTATGATTTTGATACTGCAAACTATTATGGTGTCTTGGTTTACTTGACTTCAACTGTTGATAACTTTACATCAACTCAACAATTAATTGCGAATCAAGATTATACAGTAAGCACCGATACTCCATCATTAACTATTACAAAAGATTTAGCACCAGGTGATATTGTAACAATTAAAGAATACAATCAAACGTTTGGAAGTTATGTTCCAAATACTCCTACGAAATTAGGATTATATCCATCATTCATTCCCGGTGTTGTATTAGACAGTAATTATTCTCAGCCTACATATTTTATTCAAGGCCACGATGGCTCATATACTAAATTATATGGTGAGTATATTAACGGACGTCTAGTTGATTTTAGAGACCAGGCATTGTTAGAATTTGAATCACGTGTTTATAATAATCTTAAATTAACAGATATAGTTCCTGTTACTGAATATGATGTTATTCCTGGATTCTTTAGAACCACTGATTACTCATACGATGAAGTTTTACAAATATACAGTCAGTATTTCTTAAATTGGGTTGGACAAAATCGTATTGAATATAAGAAACAATTTTATCAACCTAACAACCAGTTCAGTTATAACTATACTCAATCTGGTAACAGAATCAACGGGGAACCTATACCGCAAGGATTCTGGAGAGGTATATATGAATATTTCTATGATACAAGTACACCGGACACTACACCTTGGGAAATGATTGGCTTTGCAAATCAACCAACTTGGTGGACTGATAGATATGGTGTCGCACCATATACAAGTGACAACTTAGTATTATGGGGAGATATGGCTGCCGGTATCAACTGGAACAACGGTGATCCAATTGTATTACCCGAGTTTATCAGAGAAGAACTATTAACTGTTATTCCAGTAGACAGTGCTGGTAATTTATTATCACCGTTTGATGCAGTAATGGGCAACTATAATTTCAGAACATTTAGAAATGATTGGGTCGTAGGAGATGTAGGCTCTGTTGAATTCTCATATCGTAGAAGTAGTAGTTGGCCATTTGATTTGATGAAGATTCTTGCGCTTACTAAGCCAGCTAAATTCTTTAACTTGGGATTTGATGTAGACAATTACAAGTTTAGTACAGAGTTCAATCAGTACCTAGTTAACAATCGTAGTCATTTGGTGATTAGTGATGTTGCTATATATGG